GCATTACGAATCAGTCGTTCCGATTCGTGGGAGAAGTCAAGTAGTCAGACCCGCAGGCAGTAATCGACGCTTTAGTTGGTACACCATCGAGAAGAACATGAAGTCAGTAGAAGATGGTAGCCCAGTAGGTAGGTGGGTAGAGTCGTATGGTATTAAAGTATACGGCTCTGATTTAGTGGAGTTCCACGCCGACGGCAACATCACGCTACGCACAAGCAAGTGGGCATCGCCGACTACGATGTCAGTCTTATATTATTCAACGGCATCATTCGGGTCGGTGTTTAGCGAGAGGGGCAAGTGGTATTTCACAAACAAGGCAGGCAAGTGCTATGTGTTTCATGGCGAACTACCGCTACACAATAAAGATGGGGTGTATGAACCGATAGATATAAAGCAAGAGCATAAGCATAGAGTTGACCGCAAAGCTATGAACGCAATAGCAAAGAAGTACAAGTTGTTCGTAGACTATGCGACGCAGATGCTTTTGATTGAACCCAATGTCACACGGCTAGAGATGGCTGAGTTTGTGCAAGGTATTGACTTTAAATCTCCTGACATTATTCCTGATAATAGATGGCGAGGGGACAAAGTATCGGGAGAGAACCGAGCAAAGATGCTTAAGTATATAGATAAGTTTACGGCTACGGGCGATCTAGGTTTAGCTTACGAGTTAGCTTGTTATATGGCGATTTGCTTTGGTCGTTGGCAGTATCGTGCCAACCTGACTCATTGCACACCCGATAAGTTTAAGCGTGGTTTCAAAGAGATGTTGAAGTACAGCTTCAGAGATGAAGTGTTTGTTAAAGAAGCACAAGAAGTAGGTGTTCCGTTTCATGATGTAAACAAGAAGTATTTTTATTACTAAAGGACAAACTGACATCTAGTCATAATGTCCATAACTAAAACTGTAAAAGGAAATCAAAATGTCTGAAGTATTTTTAAACAAAGTAGCAACCCTCAAAGAAGCAGAAGACCTAATCGTATCTCTTGGTTCTAACGGAACAGTTCATCTTATGGGTGAGCCGGGGGTAGGCAAGACATCCATGTTCAAAAATATTGTTAAGAGAACTGGTAAAAAAGGCATTTACATCGACGCACCAAACATCGAACTTGGCGAACTAGGCATCCCAATTCCTGACCATTCAACTAAAACGACGCGGATCTATCCCAACGAACAATGGGGTTTCCATCTTAACGAGCCAAAAGTTATCTTCATTGACGAGTTCACAAAAGCACACACCGCAGTAAAGAATATGTTGCACCCAATGCTTAATGAGCCACGCATGATTATGGGAGTTCCACTACACCCCGAAGATATTGTCGTAACGGCAGGCAACTACACAGGCGATGGCGTTGGCGATAACATGATGGCACACAGTCGTAATCGTATCTCGGTGGTCGCAGTTAAAAAACCACACGCAGGCTTTAATCCCGATGGCTCTATTGATGCTGATTCATGGGGTTCATGGGCGATTGATAACGAGATAGCACCTGAGGTTCTAGCATGGGTTAAAGATACCCCGCATTGCTTAGCCTCATACCTAGACCCTGCACAGAACGGCAACAAGTATATCTTCAACCCTAAAGAAGCACAGAAGTCTTTTGTTAGTCCTCGTTCCCTTGCTAGAGCATCAAGTATTCTTAAGGCAAGAGCGGGAGTCACAACCAACGCAACTGTTTGTGCGTTAGAAGGAACGATTGGTGCTCCAGCAGCACGAGATCTGATGGCGTTCGTGGAAGTCGCCGACTCGCTACCGACTTGGGAAGCTATATGCAAATCACCGCAAACTGCTCAAGTTCCGAACTCACCCGCTGCGTTATGCTTACTTGCTTTCTCAGCAGTACAAAAGGTAGATCGTGAAACCATCAGTAAGTTCTTTGAATACCTCAAGCGTACACCGAAAGAATTGCAGTCTGTATTCTGCTTGACTGGTATGAAGAACGACGAGAAGAAGAAACTCTTTTTGACAAGCCAATCGTTTGTTGATTGGATGCGTACTAATCAGTATTTATTCTAAGGAGAAGCCATGACATATGAAGAAGAAGCTAAACAGTTGAGAGAAGCATTGGTTAACTTAGTGCGTGTTGGTGAGATGTGTGCTGACCCTGATGAGCCGTTTAATGAATGGGTTGATGGGTTAGTGCAAGCATTAGACGAAGCACAGGATTTATTAAGGAGAACTAAATCATGATAGGTTTATCTATATTTGTGTGGTCGCTAACCGCTTTTTGTTTAGGTATGGTAGCTGGATTTTTAATTGCTTTTATAGGGAGTAAATAATGAAAGAAGTAATGGCAGACATATTGGCAAAGAATCGCCGTAATAAAGCAGAAGCAAAAGCTATTAGTCTAGAGTTTGTTCAGCTTGCAGTAGCAGTAGGTATGCCACAAGAAGAAGCACTTAAAACAAACCTACCTACATTTTTTGATGGTTACTTAATGGCAATGGGACACATGCCTGCTTATAGAAAGGAACAAATAGATGGCTAAGATGACGGCAGAACAGAGAATAGAGAGGACTCATGTGCAGCTGATGAAGCACAAGAACTTCTGCTTGTTCTCAGGTTTATTCATGGTGGGTAAAGTCAGCGTTGATGACGACTTGGAAACCGCTTGCACTAATGGTGTTGATGTGAGATACGGCAGACAGTTTGTCGATAGGTTGAATGACAAGCAATTAGCTTTCTTAATCTTGCACGAAACTATGCACAAAGCGTATCGACATCTAGTTGTATGGGAATCACTACATAGAAAGAACGCACAGGTTGCTAACGCAGCATGTGATTATGTGATTAACTTACAGATTGCAGACTACGATCCTAACCATGAGATGACCGAGATGCCTGTTGATGAGAACGGCGAAGTCATGGGTTTGATTGACGAGAAGTATCGTGGTATGGACTCAGCCCAAGTATTCAAATTGATATACGAAGAAAACGGCGGGGGTGGTAGCGGTGGTAAAGGTTTCGATGACCATGATTGGGATGGTGCAAAGGAAGCTACTGCTGAAGAAAAGGAAAAGGTTGCCAAGGAAATCGAGTCAGCGTTAAGGCAAGGTTCTATTCTTGCAGGCAAGATGGGCGGTAATGTTTCTAGAGAACTGCAAGACTTGCTTACCCCGAAGGTTGATTGGAAGGAAGCATTGCGTGATTTTGTTAAGACCACAACGCAAGGCAAAGATCAAACCACATGGAAGCGATTGCACAAACGCTATATCGGTATGGATATCATTATGCCGAGTAGCTATGACGAGAAGGTCGGCTCTATCGTGGTAGGTGTAGATACATCAGGCTCTATTGGCGGAGAAGAACTCGCACAATTCTTGGGTGAGGTGAAGTCTATCTGTGATGAGGTTAGTCCCGAGAAGATTGACTTACTCTATTGGGATACTAGAGTAGCAGGACATGAAACCTATCAGGGTTCTGAGTTAGCAAGCCTTGTGGAATCAACTCAAGCCAAAGGCGGGGGCGGTACTGATCCTGACTGTGTGCCAGCTTATATGAAGAAGGAAGATCTAAAGCCCGAGTGTGTAATCATGCTGACCGACGGCTATCTTGGTTCTGATAAAGCTAATTGGACTTCAGTCACTATGCCTGTCATGTGGTGCATCAAAGGTAATAGCCGATTCAATTCCGATACTGTGGTCGGTAAGATCGTTCATGTTGAGTAGTTAAACCAAAGGACATTCTGACATTATGTCAGTTTGTCCACGAAAGGAAATCAAATGCAAGACAATAGTATATCAATCGCATCATCAGCCATGTTAGTGGAGTTATCTATTAGCACATGGACTGCTAGGAAACTAGATAAGAAGGTATCAACTCAAGTTGACTTAGATCAGAACGCTAAGACTAGGGCAGGCAACTACAACAAGAACCTACTCGCAGGCACGGGGTTTCTTGATAGCATAACGAAGTATGCTGCGAACGCAAGGGCATGGCATCTATCTCAAACCTTACCTTGGTCTGACAACGGACTACGCTTACTGCCTATGTCTAACTTCATGGATTATAAAAAGCAGTTGCATACGCTTGAGACTAACTATGAAAACCTAGTCGATAAGTTTGTGATTGCCTACCCTAACTTGGTCAATGCCGCAGCGTTTCAGTTAGGTAATTTGTTTGACCGAAGCGAGTACCCCGAAGCCGACACCATAGCAAGAAAGTTTAAGTTTAATGTGAACTACTTGCCTGTGCCAATGGCAGGGGATTTTAGAGTAGACATCAACGAAGAAGCAAAGGCTGAGATCATTGCGAGTTGCGAAGGACTATATAAAGAACGCCTTGATAATGCAATGCGTGATGCTTGGTCTAGGTTGCATGATTGTCTAACCCGCATGAGTGACAGGCTTGGGGTTGATGTAGTAGACAGTGATGTGCCTGAGAGTCACGGACAAGTAATGAAACCTCGAGTATTTAGAGACAGCCTGCTAGAAAATGCTGTGGAGTTAGTAGATCTCCTGAAACATTTTAACCTTACAGGCGACCCCTCTATGGAGCAAGCCCGAAGGGACTTGGCTACTGCAATTATGAACCACGATGCCGACGACCTCCGAGAAAACTTCATAGCGAGAGAAGCAGTTAAGAACAAGGTCGATGCAATACTCGGCAAGTTTTCATTTTAAGGAGAAAGTATGTTAGCAATAGATAAGTCAGCAGTTAATTTAAAGCACAGGGATGTGCCATTCTTTGAGGAGTTGGAGAAGTTTGCCCACTTCATTAGGCTCGCTAAACCTTTACTTGATTTTAAAGTAGACGACGAGTGTGTAAATCAGATGTGGTATCGCACCGATGAAGAGAAACAAACTAAGCCGAGCCACTTCATCAAGAGTTTGAAGGTCTATGAAAATGGGGAATACCTAGGCAGTATTGCGACTGACCGCCGACACCATCGTGGGGATTTAGAGTTAGTTTATATGGTCGAGAGCTTTCGTATTCGTAAAGAAAGGGGTAACTCCAACGGGACATTCTCTAAAGACATCAAGGTAGCACTACGCCATGCCAAGAAGGTATTTCATTCTAGAGCAGATGAAGAACTAAAAGAGTTAATTGGCAATACAGTTAGAAACCTTGTCAAGCAAACCTTTTCTTCTGCAAAGAGTCAGGTGCGTTGGATGTGTGACCAAGAAGATGAGTTGGTATTCTATGCAATGCTAGGGCATGATGCGTACTTAAGGGGGGAAGATACAGTCAAACTACCATCAATACCGACAACAACAAACGATAAAGATAAATGGCTAGGGCATTGTGAGGTTCTTAAAAGTGCTGGTGCTTTGGAGATGGCGTACGATGCTAAGAAAGGCTACGCTATTAAAGCTAACGACGATAACAGTTTGGTTTGCTATGACTTAGAAGTCGACGCTGTTGTTAAATACAAATCGTTTGATGAGTTGCCCGAGAGTATAGCTACTAAGTTTGCTATGTTTAAAGTTCTTAAAGAGGATGAGCCTATCGCACAGTTTGGTTGCAAATACCGTGAAGGCTATTTCTTTATCCCGAGTGTCTGATGTATAATCAGGGGGAGGTTGCCTTCGTTGGTAATTTCCTTTCACGGGGTTGGCTTAACTCATCTGGTATATGTGACTTAAGTTGATGTAACCCATAAATGCACTAGGGCATAATCTACTTCACCTACGACCCCGCTTCGGCGGGGTTTTCTTTTGCCCTTTTCTAGTACAGGACAGTATGACATTATGTCAGTTTGTCCTAAGGGTAAATCCCTACAAATATATCTTGCACATGGCTAGACTTATTGGTATACTCTGTCAATACTATAAGGAAACCGAAACCAAATGGCAACACCTGAGTCTAAGGTAAAAGCTTCTATCGTCAAGATACTAAAGAAGCACGATGTCTACTACTTCTTTCCCGCTACTGGCGGCTTTGGTCGCTCGGGCGTCCCTGATATTATAGCTTGCTTTCGTGGTCAGTTCGTTGGAATTGAGTGCAAGGCTGGCGATAACAAGCCGACTGCGTTACAACAAAAAGAATTAAAAAAGATTATGACTGCGGGCGGTCATGCGTTTGTTGCGAACGAAGAAAACATTTCTTTCTTTGAATCTTATTTCCATAGGTTTGACCTTGACGACGGTCGATGCTAACCAGTTCCCTCACTCTAGGATAAACAAAAACATGAATGATGGCGTAAAAATTTTGCTTGAACGGATGCAGACCCACCCTGAGGAGTTTTTTGATTTTGGAAGTAAATGGGCTGGTGTAATTGGCGAACATAAAGACTTTTTAGAGGTAGAAGACCGCCAAGCCCTTACCGACGGAATAAACAAACTTATGCAACAACGCTTTACCGAAAAAGTATTGGAGGAACTCGTTGACCCAACAGAAGAAAGTAATGTAAAAAAGTTGGGGAATATGTTTACACAACGCAAAAGGGCTTTAGCGGCGCAAATTCCACCAATACCTTCTATAACTATTGAACAAAGCAAACATTTAGAAGCCCACTTAAAGGCTTTAGGGCAAACTCCTATTGCTGGAGTAACACAAACCCTATGAACATAATTACCCTAGACTTTGAAACCTATTACAGTAGAGAGTTCAGTCTTACTAAAGTCACAACAGAGGAATATGTCCGTTCGGATATGTTTGAGGTCATAGGTGTAGCCGTTAAGGAGAACGACAATGATGCAGTTTGGTTTAGTGGGACACACGGGCAAGTTTCTGACTTCCTTCATAAATACGATTGGGATAACTCTTTTGCTCTTGCCCATAATGCTATGTTTGATTCCGCTATTCTTACTTGGGGGTTTGGTATTAAACCGATGGCTTGGTTGGACACGCTTAGCATGGCACGTTCGACAGATGGTTTGGAAGCTGGAAATTCCCTTGCTAAGCTTGTGGGGCGATATAATCTTGGCGCAAAAGGAACAGAAGTCCTTGACGCATTGGGTAAGAGAAGGTCAGATTTTTCTCCTAGTGAACTTAATGCGTATGGTAAATATTGCATTAACGACGTGGAACTAACCTACAAGCTATTCTTTATCCTCGCCGACCGCTTTTCAAAATCAGAACTACAACTCATTAGCCTCACGATCAAGATGTTTTCTGAGCCTGTGCTTCAACTAAATACACCGCTACTTGAACAACATTTAATGCAAGTGCGGACCCGCAAAGAAAAGTTACTTGATGCTTGCGTATCAGATAAAGATACCTTGATGTCAAATCCAAAGCTGGCTGAACTACTTATATCTCTTGGGGTTGAGCCACCTATGAAGATAAGCCCTGCTAACGGAAAGGAAACTTATGCCTTTGCTAAGAACGACGAAGGATTTAAAGCACTCATGGAACACCCTGACGAGAGGGTTCAAGCCATCGTTGCCGCACGACTTGGAACTAAAAGCACACTTGAAGAAACTAGAACAGAAAGATTTATCCAAATATCCCTACGGGGAAGGATGCCAGTACCTCTTCGCTATTATGCTGCTCATACTGGTCGTTGGGGAGGCGATGACAAACTCAATTTACAAAACCTACCTCGTAAATCTCTTCTCAAAGATTCTATTGTTGCCCCTAAAGGATATGTTTTAATTGACGCCGACTCCTCACAAATTGAAGCACGAACAGTTGCATGGTTGTCGGGTCAAACGGATTTGATCGAAGCGTTTGAAAGGAAAGAAGATGTATACAAGATCATGGCGTCAGCTATATATAACAAGGCAGAAGAAGAAATCGACTCGGGCGAAAGGTTCGTCGGTAAGACGACGATTCTCGGTGCGGGGTATGGCATGGGCAGTAAAAAATTTGCACTACAACTCAAAACTTTTGGCGTGGAAATTGCGGATGAGGAAGCGTCTAGAATTATCTCAGTTTACAGAGCCACTTACCCCCACATACCCCAACTGTGGAAAGAAGCTAATAGCGCCCTTGATGCGCTCACACAAAAGAAAACTGCGCCTGTCGGGTGTCAACCCCAAGCACTTAGCCTTACGGAATCAGGTTTTTTATTACCTAGTGGACTTTACCTAAACTACCGTGATTTACAGAAAGATAGCGACGACCAATATAGCTATGCAAGTAGGCGGGGTCGCATTAAGATTTACGGTGGGAAGATAGTAGAGAATCTTTGCCAAGCACTTGCTCGGTGCATTATTGGTGAGCAGATGTTGCGTATGGCTAGGAAATATAAAGTTGCTTTGACTGTGCATGATGCGGTCATGGTTGTAGTAAAAGAAGAGGAGCAAGAAGAGGCGGTAGCATATGTAGAAGAGTGCATGAAGTGGCGGCCGTCCTGGGCATTAACACTACCTCTTGCTTGTGAACTAGGTGTTGGTAAATCTTATGGAGAATGTTGATGATTGAAAAACTAATTGAACCCCAAGCGTTAGATAACGATATTGCGGTGATGAAGATAATGCAGTTGATGGGGCAGTTAACCCCTAACGACATTGAGTATGTTTTAAAAGCAACCAAGCAAGTCTACGACGCTATTGCGCTTGGAAGTTTGTATGAAGATTTATGAAGCCCTCTTTATTGTGCTTGCTGGATGCTTTATTGTTTATTTAGCGGCGTTTTATGGTCGTTATGAATCTAAAGTATACGCATGTTCTGAAGTTGGCTACCCAGTAGCGATTGATGTACCTAAAGAAGTTATTGAAATGTGTAGAAAGGCAAAAAAATGGCAGTGAAACCAAAACTAACACCAAAAAGAAAAACAACTGTTGAAGATACGCTTGGTATTAGCGTAGAAATTATTAAGGAAAACAAAGATGGCTCCGCCGATGCTCAGGTTAAATTTAATAAAGAAGGACTTGGAACACTTGTACAGTGGGGTATTGTTGCTATGCTTGCCGCAGCAATTGATGAATACCGAGTTAGACCCGAGGAAGGTAGCAAAGCTGTTAGTAAGCGCACTAGACCAACCAAAACCAAGCCTGTGGCAAAAAAGAAAGCGAGTAAAAAATGACCGCTAAAATCCTGCCCTTTACGGGCGAAACAACTGAAGACATCGACGCCGACACCGTATTAGAAAACAATAAAGGTGAGTATGAGTGCGTTGTTATTGTTGGCTACACTAAGATGGGTGCTGAGCGTTTAGTATCTAGCACGGGTGACTCTGCGCTTATGGTGTGGCTATTAGAACGTGCTAAGAAAACAATACTTGAACACGCTGACTTGGACGACGATGAATGGGAACATTAATGGACTATGCTGAGTTCTTATTAGATATACGCAAAAACCTAAAAGATTTTGAAGATTGTATGTTAGAAAGAAAGTTTAAAGATGCTCAACTGTATGCAGAGTACGCATTGGTTGAAGCTCGACTGTTGTGTTTAATAGCTAAAGAAAGCAATTCATGAGTATTACTTGGTCATATTCCTCGCTTGGGTTGTTTCAACAATGTCCTAAAAAATACTACCATCTAAGGGTAATCAAGGATATCAAAGAGCCTACAACTGAAGCTATCATATATGGCAAGGCAGTTCACGAAGCGGCTGAGCATTACATAGGAAAAGGTACACCAATACCTGAGAAGTTTTCTTATATGACTCCAATATTGGATGTGCTTAACGCTATACCAGGTGAGAAGCTAGTCGAATATAAGATGGGATTGACCAAGGATTTAGAGCCATGTGGTTTCTTTGACAAGGAAGTTTGGTTCAGAGGTGTAGGAGATTTAGTTATTGTAGAGGGGGACTTAGCCCACGTAGTTGATTACAAGACAGGAAAGTCTAGTCAGTATGCGGATACTAAGCAGTTGGAGTTGATGTCATTAGCGTTGTTCAAACACTTCCCTGATATTGAAAAAGTAAAAGCGGGTCTAGCGTTTGTAGTATGTAACGACTTTATTAAGGCTAAATACAACAAGAAGGACGAAAGTATTTATTGGTTGCGTTGGAAGCAGGAAACAGATCAGTTAGAAAAAGCGTATGAGAATGATTTGTGGAATCCAAAACCTAACTTTACTTGTAGGAAATTTTGCTCGGTAATGGAATGTGAGCATAACGGAAAAGGGAATTACAGATGAACGATGAAGACTTGAGAGATTGTTTTGCTATGTTTGCTATGCTTGGGTGGACTATGAACGGAGACTACACCAAAGAAGAAATACCCCGCTTGTCTTACGATTTAGCGGAAGCAATGATTGAACAGAGAAACAAACAAGAAGTAGGCATTGTTGCAGCTAAACCTAGAAGGAAGAAGAGTGCCTAGAGGTAGACCAAGAAAGTATCTACGCTTTGACGAGATAGTATTAGAGACACTTAGAAACCTGCCGCCGACTGTAACTGAATTTGGAAAGCTAACTGAATATGCTCCTGTACCTAGTTTACGACGAGAACCAAGAGCTGATGCGTCAGGTCTCAAGGCGAGAAGAAGCACGGGCGCTCGTAAGTGGGAGAGTTGGGTGGACGTTCAAACAATTACGTTCGAAGAAGAAGTTGGTAGATTTATCAAAATTTGAGGATGCACTGATATGAAAACAAGATTATACGAAGCAAAGTTTGTATCTTACAGACCAGAACCAGACGAATTTAAAATGGCTAAAAGCAAGATACCTCCAGTATTTAAACCGTACGTGTCTCAGCCACACCCACAAGCACAACGTCTTAACGAGGCATTGAAAAAATGATAGACCCAGTAAACCACCCCGTTCACTACACCGACCACCCATCGGGTATAGAGTGCATACAGATTACTGAACATATGAATTTCAACCTTGGCAATGCCATTAAATATGTGTGGCGGGCTGGATTGAAGGGCAAGCATTTAGAAGACTTAAAGAAAGCGGTGTGGTACATCAACCGTGAGATAGCTAGATTGGAGAAACAAAGTGGGCGATAAAAGAGTAATAACAATCAAACCATACAACCCTGAGTGGTATCCACCGTGCTTTGAAAGCAGAGTTCAGTATCAAGACTATATGTGGCAATCGCATAGGACTAACCAACCACATGATCCTATGAACCACTGCTTAGACTGCACTCGTGAATATAAGATAGAGATGCTTAAACAAAAAAGATGTGAGCATCCTGAGACTATATTTGTAGTATGGAAAAGCTCCCATAAGAGAGACAAACCAATAGGATCTATTCTAGATGAACCAGATATTCTAGGCATATCAAACAACAGTAAGTTTTGGGAAACCCCCGCATACGATCACGTCCCTGGCAAACCGAAGGAGCCACCTCCATGTCTTTAGAACCAACCCCATTTGCAGGCATGGTAGAAACTGACCCAGAGATAGCGTATCTAGATGCTATTGTTGCGGAAATGTACGGCAAAAACCCCGAAAATATGCCAAAATACATAGTATTAGGAGATGGAAGTCTCTACATTTTCCATAAAGAGGAAGACCGCTATGCCTTACGTGAACAAACCACGCCCGTACAAGAAAGAATACCAGCAACAAAAAGCTCGGGGGGAACAGCCAGCCCGCAACGCACGGGAGAAAGCCCGCTATACGATGGACAAGAAGGGCATAGACCGAACGGGGAAGGATATTGACCATGTCATTCCCTTATCAAAAGGCGGTACAAATGCGGCAGGCAACCTTAAACTCAAGTCGCCTAGCTCCAACCGTTCGTTTAGCCGAAACTCAGACCACACAGTCAAACAAAATAAGCCAAAAAATGGCAAAAAATGATGTATATAAGTGGCCTGGGGTATACCCCCCAATGGAGCATCAAAAAGAAACATCAATATTTTTAGCAACAAATCAAAGAGCCTTCTGCTTTAACGAGCAGGGTACAGGCAAAACAGCATCAGCAATATGGGCAGCCGACTGCCTACTAGAACAGGAAGTTATAAACCGAGTTCTTATTATTTGCCCGCTATCTATTATGCAATCCGCATGGCAAGCCGACTTGTTTAAGTTTGCAGTTCATCGCCGAGTCAATATTGCGTATGGAGATAGAGAGAAACGCAAAGCAGTTATCAGAGGCAGTGCCGAGTTTGTCATTATTAACTATGACGGCATTGAGATTGTACGCAACGAGATTGCTGAAGGCGGCTTTGATTTAATTGTAGTTGACGAAGCGAATGCTTATAAGACAATTACTACACAGCGCTGGAAAACACTCAATTCTTTAATAACACCAGACACATGGCTATGGATGATGACGGGAACACCAGCCGCCCAAAACCCAACAGATGCTTACGGCTTAGCTAAGATGTGCGTAGCTCACCGAGTGCCTAAATTCTTTGGTAAGTTTAGAGATCAGACAATGGAAAACCTTAGTAGGTATAGATGGGTTCCTAGGGAAAACGCTAATGAAATTGTATTTGATGCGCTCCAACCAGCAATCCGATTTACTAAAGAACAATGCTTAGACTTACCAGAGGTGACACATGTTTTCAGAGACGCCCCCCTTACTCCGCAACAGGCAAAATACTACAAACTCCTCAAAAAAGAAATGCTCATGGTGGCTGCAGGGGAAGAGGTTACGTCTGTTAATGCCGCTGTTAATCTTAATAAACTGCTTCAAATTAGTGGTGGTGCTGTTTATTCTGACAACGGTAGCGTTGTTGAGTTTGATGTTTCTAATCGGTTACGAGTTATCGAGGAAGTTATCGAAGAAGCTAGTCACAAAGTTCTTGTATTTGTACCGTTCACTCACACGATAGAGTTATTAAAAGCTCACCTAACAAAAGCAGGACATACTTGTGATGTTATCAACGGTGCGGTCCCAGTCACTAAACGCAACGACATATTTAAACGCTTCCAAGAAGATGAGAACCCACGAGTCCTTATAATTCAACCACAAGCAGCGGCGCATGGTGTTACATTGACTGCAGCTAACGTAATTATTTGGTACGCCCCTGTTACATCAATTGAAACATATTTGCAAGCCAACGCACGTATTGATAGAAAAGGGCAAAAGAATCCTATGACCATCGTGCATATTAAGGGTTCTCCCGTAGAAGGAAGATTGTATAACTTACTACAAAAGAAATTAGATGTTCATGATAAACTAATTGACCTGTATAAAAATGAAGTTGAAGAAAATACTTGACAAGGTATAGCTTTAGGTTTAGTATTACATAAATGGACAAAGATCCAATATAAATTATGAAAGGAAGTACATGGACGATAAACCGTCAGTTGATGCACTCGTTAACGTATATATAAAAATACGAGACGCACGTGATACTGCTCGTAAAGAAGCGGATAGAATTGAAGCCGACTTTGAAGAGCAGCTAGATATTATTAACCAGCAAATCTTACAGATCTGTGAAGAGACAGGCGCCGACAGTATTAAAACTGCGCATGGCACTGCTATCAGAACAGTTAAGTCAAGATACTGGACTAATGATTGGGAACGATTCTACGATTTTATTTTTGAACATCAAGTGCCTGAGTTATTAGAGCGTAGAGTTCATCAAACAAATATCAAACAATTCCTAGAAGAAAACCCCGATTTGCTACCCGCGGGGCTAAATGTGGATAGCGCATACTCAATAACTGTAAGGAGAAGCAAATGAGCGAACTAGCTCTGTTTAAAAAAGATTTACCCGACTATCTTAAAAAGGTCGAATTAGATGACGCTACTAAAGCCCTTATGGGTAGTGGTGGTGGCGGTAGCAAACGTATTTCTTTGCGTGGCGGTAAGTTCCGCATGGTTGTAAATGGCGAAGAAGTAATGACTAGCAATAGCGAGACACTGAGTGTTGTTGTAGTAAACAATGCTAAGAAAGTATCCCGCACATTCTATGCTGGTGCTTATAACCCTAAAGCTGAAGCTACCCCTCCTGACTGCTGGTCTAATGATGGCGATCGTCCTGATGCAAGTATTGATGAGCCTCAGCACCATAATTGTAACGAGTGCCCACAGAATATTAAAGGCTCAAGTGCAGGTGGTGGTCGTGCTTGCCGTCACTTCCGTCGTATTGCAGTAGCTCTTGCAGATAATGTCGGTGGCGATGTCTATCAGATGACTCTAGCTTCTAAGTCAATCTTTGGTAAAGGCGATTTAGATCACATGCCGTTTGAGCAGTTTGGTAGTTACGTAGCTTCACAAGGCTACAACTTAAACAACATGATTACTGAAATGCGCTTTGATCCAGATTCAGATACCGCTAAGTTGTTCTTTAAGCCTACAGATTTCTTGTCTGAAGAAGATTGGGAATTAGCTAAGAAGCAAGGTATGTCTTCATCAGCACTAAAAGCTATTGAGATGAGCGTACCTAAAGGCGATTCAAATGCTCCTAAGTTGGCTGCACCAAAGCCAGCAGCTAGAGAAGAAGCCGAGCCGATTGCTGAACCGAAGAAGCGCCCTGAGAAAAAAGCTGAAGCGCCGACACCTAAGAAAGACATTAAGTCGATCATGAGTGGATGGAGCCAAGAAGAAGCATGAGTTTAAGGGGCTACAGCCTTCGGCTTTACAAAGCTAACCAAGAAGCGGACTCTGCATTAATGGGAGTTCAGCTTGGTCGGTATTGTATGTCTAAAGATATCCCTGTTGTTCAGATTGCTGGCAAGTTCAACGTCTCACGCATGACGATATATCAGTGGTTTACTGGGGCTGCAAAACCTAGTAAAGCTAGGGCTGAAAAAATAAAAACAATGCTAGAGAAGGCTTGCTTTAGCGCATAGTCTACCCCAGGGCAGCTAGTTTGACGGAACGAAAAGGGGGATGCCGACCCCCCCTGCTGCCCTTCCTTTCTTTCGGTTTTGAGGTGATATGGCAACAACAGACTTATTGACAGCGGTACTGCCTACAGAAGGGTGGTATTGCATTGTCGGTTTAAAACAGGCGGGTATTCCTAGACAAGTATTTGTCGAGACGCTTATAGAAGCGCAAGATGAAATTAACAATCTGTTGTCTAAAAGTTTTGATGTTTATTTTGCTTGTGCCAAGTATGGCAACGACGTCGATGGACGTACGCAGAAGAATAGCACTTACTTTAAATCATTTTGGATTGACGTCGATTGTGGCTTGGGCAAGCCATATGCAGACCAAGTTGAGGGCTTATCGGCTCTCAAGGAATTCTGTGCGAAGGTGCATCTACCTTTGCCGACGGTCGTCAATTCAGGGCGTGGTATCCACGCATACTGGAGACTTACTCAAACCATTTCTCGCAACCAATGGAAACCCGTCGCCGACCGCATTAAATACTTATGTGAAGAGCACGACTTCAAAGCCGATGGTTCTAGAACTGCTGAGAGTGCTTCTATTCTTAGAGTACCTGAGACATTTAACTATAAACAAACTCCACCGCTTCCTGTGGAAATACTGGACGTGGCGGACGAGTCTAACTACGAAGACATAAAAAAGCTACTTGGTGTGCTTGTGGGTCCCGACTATATTCCACGGCAGTACAATCAAGATACAAACACCAAAAAGAACATTACTAGTCGGTTTAAAACCATCATGCTTAAAACCATTGATGGTACTGGATGCAGTCAGCTAAAGGATTTAGTAGAGAACCAAGCTACTCTTGACGAACCAAGATGGAGAGCGGTGCTTAGTATTGCTGCAAACTGTGTAGATAGAGATGAGGCGATTCATTTAGTAAGTAAAGATCACCCTGACTACTCTCACGCAGAAACAGAAAACAAAGCTAATAAAGTTCCTTACCCATACTCTTGCGAGAAGATGGAGTATTACAATCCTGGGCACTGCAAGGGCTGTACCAATTTAGGTAAGATTAAAAACCCTATCCAGTTAGGTAATGAGATTCTTGTAGCTGAGCCTGATGCTCCTATTGTTGTAGAAGCAGATGACGGTGTTAAGCATTCGTATAAAGTACCTGAGTTTCCGTTCCCGTATTTTAGGGGCAAGACCGGTGGTGTCTATCGCCAGCCAGCAGAGGAAGATTCTGAACCAATAACAGTTTACGAGCACGACTTGTATGTTGTTAAGCGCCTTAAAGACCCGAGTAAAGGCGACTGCGTATGGATTCGGTTGCACTTACCTAAAGACGGAGTACGTGAATTCTCTATGTCTCAAACCGATGCACTTACATTTGATAAGTTGCGTGAGAAATTAGCGTGGCATGGTGTGGCGGCACACAAAAAAGAGATGGAAGGGATTATGTATTACATAACGACATTCATTAAAGATCTTCAATACAGAGAAAGAGTAGAAATTATGAGAACACAATTTGGTTGGACAGACGATAATTCCAAATTTATTCTTGGTGATAAAGAAGTAGCTGCGGATGGTGCAACATATAGCCCGCCTTCTAGCGATACTGGTAACTTAGCAAACTGGATGCAGCCGACTGGGTCTTTAAATGACTGGAAAGAAATTGTTGCGGTTTATAACCAGCCAGGATTTGAGCCACATGCGTTTGGTTTCTTCACGGCATTTGGGGCACCCCTACTAAAGCATTTAAATCTTAAGGGCGCAATTATCAACTTGATTAACAACACATCAGGTACAGGTAAATCTACAATCCTTAAGATGTGCAACAGCGTGTACGGTCATCCTGACGAGTTGATGCTCCAATGGAAAGATACTATGAACGCTATGATCCACCGTCTCGGTATCATGAACAACCTGCCTGTAACTATTGACGAGATTACTAAGCTATCAGGAGAGCACTTCTCAGACCTAGCCTACGGTATTTCACAAGGGCGTGGTAAGAACCGTATGAAGTCTCAAGACAATGCCGAGCGGATTAACACAACCAAATGGGCAACCATTGCTTTATGCAGTTCTAATGCTTCCTTCCAAGATAAGCTAGCAGCTTTAAAGTCTACCCCTGATGGCGAGTTCATGCGCTTGATTGAGTACCGTATTGAGATGACAAACAACTTAACTAAAGAAGAAGCAGATGCGATTTTTAATGGTCTTTATTCTAATTACGGTCATGCTGGTTTGGAATACACTAAGTACTTGGTATCCAACCTAGAGTCAGTTATTGATACTGTCGGTCAGGTTCAGCAAAAGCTAGATGGTGAGATTGGCTTTACTAACCGAGAGCGATTCTGGTCTGCCGTAGCTGCTTGTAATATTGCAGGGGCTTTGATTGCTAAGGATATAGGTGTGCTACCTGAGGACTTTGATATTGGTAGGGTATACCGTTGGATGGTTAAAGAACTAACCACAATGCGTGTAGAAGCTAAAGCACCAGCTACAAACCAAGCCAGCGTTATCGGTGAGTTTATGAATGAGCACCGTGCATCCACTTTAGTAATTAATGGCGAAGTAGATTCTCGTAATGGTATGGAGCAGTTGCCAATCGTAGAGCCTAAGTTCAATGATCTGTTTGTGCGGATTGAGCCCGACAATAAGAAGATGTTTATTAACGCCAAGCAAATTAGGGAATACTGCGCTAAGAACCAAATCACGCTTAAAGAGGTTTTGAAAGGTCTAGCAATAGATGGTATCTATAAGGGTTTGATTAAGAAGCGCTTATCCAAAGGCACTAAACTCGCTTCTCCACCCGTATATGCCCACGTATTTGACCTTGATAATGAACACTTCTTAGATGCTGAGACCTATATAAACGCCCCAGATGTTGATCCACAGACTGCACTTTCACGTTAATTGGCGTAAATTCTTGGTTGGCGCTTCCTTTTTTATCCCCTGTTTGGATACGGAAGAGGCGTTAATCCAAGTAAAAAGAACAACTAAGAGGTTAAAGTTCCGGATCAAAGCCCACGTAGTAGTAGAAAAAGGAGTGCAAGGCTTGCGTGTTTGGCGGATTAAGTAGTATTATCGGGTTGTAGTCGTTTGGTTTCGGCTACTTCCTTTCAGTTGTTCTTGACCCCAGCCTAGTGCTGGGGTTTTTTATTGCGAGTAATCCCTCATACCATTAAGTTGCCCAATAAGTTTCTTATTGATTGGCATGCCCCCTGTAAGGTTAGCCAAAGCACGGTCTTGATATTTACGTTGAACAGAATTAACTATAGAGTTACCATCAATAGCCACCCCGGGATTTGCTTTATTAAACCGTTGAATTTTTTCTAATACTTTAGCCATCATAACTGTATCGTGACCATCAACTGCTATAAAGAAAGCATTTAGTAAATCGTTGTGGCGTGTAATAATTACTTCATTAGTGTTCTTCATTTCAAAAGTAGCTTTTTGTTTTTGGGCGGTATCTTCTGGAGAGAAACCTAACATCTGTGCTAATGCTTCTGCTGGAGTAACGTTTTCATCTAAAGTAGCGCCCTTCATGGTCATTGCTTTACCTTCGGTAAGATAGCGAGTACCGACCATTACATTCTTAATAGCTGCAGGCATCATGCCTTCTATAGCACGTTCTGAGTAACCGTCTCTGTAATCTTTAATTGCTTTTACAATCCCCATACCCGCACCCATAGTTGGGCCAAGTAAGTTAGTCATTAAGTTTTGTACGTATTGCACTTCATCCTGACTCTTCCTAACGTCTGGGAACCACATGTCGGTTAAGTTAACACCCATACGGTCGGCAAAGTTAATTCCAGTAACTTTAGATGCAATACCACGAGACATAATGTCCCCAGCAAACCCGCCGAAGGTTCTGTTACACCAATTTTTGAACCAGTTCTCTGAATCAAAAGGCTCATCGTCATCGCCAAACGCGGCATGGAAAGCCGACGCAACGCCTTGGAACACAAAGAATAAAGGTAAACCAGTAATGCCCGCCGACGCAAATGTAAACGCCATCATGCCAGTAAACGCTTTAATAGCTTCGTTCTTTTCTAATTTTAATTCAGCTTTTTTCTGTGCAATTGCAGCATCTCTATCTGCAGCAGGGGCTGTTTTTAAGCTTTCCTCAAACTGTTTTAATTCAAGATCCTGGCCAATACCAATAGCTTGATGCAAAGTCCTATACATAAGAACAGTCATGTGCTGAGGATACATCTTAAATTGTAGTATTACGTTCCTTAAGTCCCCACGGAAATAGCGTGGTTTGTTAATTGTGTTGTAGTTAAACATGGTCTTTTGTGTAAGATCACGTGCATCCTGTATAGCAGCATCATAGGCTTTCTCGGCTGTGTATCCTTTACCGCCTTCGCTTACTGGCGCCATATACTTGTTGTATGCTAATTCAAACGAAGACATGAACGCTGTTTCACGGTTATATTTTTCAGCTGAGTGGAATGGCAAGCTAGCGTAGTACATAAACTTCTGCCATTTTCCCGTGTATTCGTTAGACGGCTGTTCACCAATAGATGCAGCTTCATGGGTCAAAGTAGTATCAATAACCCCACGTCTAACCCCTTCGTTATATACGTCGGCTAAACTTTTTCCTGTTGGAAGGGCTATTTGATTGTCTTCGGTGCCGGTAAAATTAACGTCTTCTAAACCAGCACGAGATAAAGACAAGAACTCAACACGACCATTTTCGTCGTTTCTCCAACCTGTGCCACCAAGCATGCGGTTATATTTAGCCAAAGCCTTTGTAGTGTTAGCCATACCATACTTAGGCGCAGCGTTAGGTATATAGATGCCAGGGATAGCCAAAGCATTTACGATTGCAGAAGCCGGAGATGTTAAGAAATGCAAAAAGCCAAACTGAGTTAAGCCTGTGGTTAAGCCACTTTGTTTAGGGGGTTCTAAGATAGCGTTCTTAAGGTTAAGCTCTAGCTCGTTGACATAATCTCTAAGCCGATTGCGTTCAGCAAATGGGACTGTCTTTAAGAACGTACGTGCGCCTTCAATCTTATTAAACAACTCAGGCATGTGCTGGAAACGAGCTCTTTGATAAGCCACACGCTGACGAGATACTGCAAACGCACGGAGCATATCTATACTTGCACCCGCCACATTCTTACGATGCAGGAACATCTTCTGAATACTTTGTGCTGGAAGCGTCTCTAAATAATACTGGTCGAAGCCGTCTTTCAAGGCATCACGCAATGAGTTAACTTCGTCGGCTTTAACAGCCGGATCTGTGCTTGCAAGAATGTTATCAGACTCAGCATCAACACGGTCTTTTAGTTTCTTCAAATGCTCAACGTCGGCTAGGCGTTGACCAAAACCTTCGCTAAAGCCCTGACCAGAATCTAGTTCATTATCAGCCATCTCTTCAGTCATACCACCATCAATAAGCTCTTGCCTTCTTTCTTCCAAAGCCATATCTCTAGACCAAGCATCTTCAAACTGCATAAAGATTTTCTTCTTGCCTTTACCAATCTGCAACCAATAGTCGCCGAAACGCTTGATTGGGAAGTAAGGCTGGATCATTTCTTTAGTTAATTCTTTACGCTCAGCGTCTACTTTAGTTTTTATTTCTGCTTTATCTGTGCCTCTAGCCTCTTCACGTTCTCTCAAACGATTTAGCTGGATGTTTACGTATTCTTCGGCACGACGCTCATAGAACTTTCTAACTTCTTGGTAAATAGAAAGAGCTTTATCTCCATCAGGGCCGTTAATCATATCTTGCCAAGCCTTACGCAAAGCAGAATTGTCGTGGTATTCTTTTAAAGGTCCGCTTAATCCCGATTTAGAAACGTTCTTTAGCTGTGGCTCCATAACATCTGGATCCATCTTGTTAAGCGTAGCTTCAAGCATCATCTTAGCAAGCTGCTCTGCTTTAGGTTTGTTTGTTTCTTGGAGTCGGCTCCAATCCCTAATCGCACTTTCACCCTCTGATAGGATTTGATTGCGGGTGTTTATCATCGCATCTACTTCTCGGACGTATTGCTGGAACTGTGGTAACTCTGTGCCGACTATATCTGTAAGCTGGTCAAGGGTTAAACCCCCTAGTAAATAGCGGCGGTATTGCTGGTTAGTTGTATCTAAGAACTTAGATAAATTCTTTTTATTTATGTCTTTCCAGCTAAGTTTACCGGCGCGTAAAGCCTTAAACAAATTGCCTAAACTAAAGCGCTCGCTAGTATTAACCTTAAAGTTGCCGTTTTTGCTGACGTTGTATTTATCAGGAGCGAGCATTGGAGAACTGATATTAGAGTCTGTATCTGTATTAGCTGAGAATAAAACATCAGCGTTTGCCATAGTATGGAATAAGACGTTATCGCCACCAACTAGACCGTATACAAACTGAATAAACTTAGACCACGCAGACTGGTTAGAGTCCATAGCGCGTTGCATGCTACGCAGTTCTCTTTGGAATTTTGGACTGCTAAATGCCTCTGAAACAAACTCATGCAAGTCGGTATACCCGTAAACGCTTTGATCTTTAGCGTTTTCTTTAGCGTAATTAAATAGTTCTTTTAAGTTAGCAAGGGCTTTCTTTTGGGTTGCGTTTAATAAGTGCTCGTTAGAAATAGCCCAATGAGAAGCAGCGTGAGTTACCTCATGCACAATAGTATGGTTAGTTGTTGGCGTACCTAGTGCAGTATTAAAGGATGCCGTGCGGTTATAGAACATCCCGGGAGCAGCCAAAGCGCTCAAACCTTTGCTAAATGCCTTTGTTATATCTTTAAGATCTTCTTCAAACCCGCGCATATCAACGTTAAACTTACCTGATTTTAGCTTATAGAAAGACTCCGACATTTGAATCACGGGAGTGTGCATCTTTCTTTGGTTGAAATGGTCGTTAAATATATCAGGGTGAAAGATCTCCAAGAACATCAAAACACGGATACGCTGCTGTTCTGTATTCTTTAAATACTTATCAACCAAACCATACTGCAGGTCAAAGCCGATTTTAGTATCTAGGTTAAGCTGCATTAGTCGGTCGGCAAAGTTAGATAAGAACTGACCCCCTGTATTTTTAAGGGCTTTAAGCGCCGACTGTAAATCATTGTTTTTAATAGCGTCCAGCACAGTTGGGTGTGCCGACTTAAACATTACATCGTTTTTAACTTCTTCAACGCGGGGGCTAGAATTAGCTACGGCCTTAGGTTCAGGGGCTTTTTTAGCAGCAGCTTTACGTTGGGCTTTAGTAAGCACAACTTTCTTTTTATTGTCTGTTGTTACATGTAACGGATGATCTTCTGGTAGGTCTTTACGCAGTGCACCCATCTGCTGTAGTAATTGTCTTGCGCCGACTGTATCTCCTTGGTCCATAGCCATCTGTCTTTGGGAGCTAAGGGCGTTAAGCGCTTCTACTACAGGGTTTACCTCAGGGGCTACTACTGCTGGGGGTTCTGCCGCCTGAGTTGTTTCAGTCGGTGCGGTGCTTATCTGTGCTTGAATAACAGGGGAATCTGGCTTATCTGCATTTTCTTCGGCAACCTCAACTTCACCCTCTTTAGCAGTAGCAGCATTTGTTTCTGTGTTAGCTGCTTCTGTTGATAGTCTTTGTTCTGTAGCTGATTGCGCTCTTTGTTTAACCGCAGAAAGAATTTTAGTGCCTCTTGCAATAGCCATTAATTGATCTGGGGCATCTTTAATAGCTTCCTCAAACTTTTGATAATCTTCGTCAGTAGCAAAACCTTCGTTGTATAGTTTGTTTAATGTATATAACTGCGCATCAAAAGATTCTTTAGCGGCACCAGCAATAAATTTTTCTCTAGCTACTTTTTCTAAACTTATTACGTTTTGATTTTCAACTTCAGCAGATGTAATCTCTGGCGTCACATCTGCTTCTTGCGGTGCAGCAGCGCGTCTTTGTGCGTTTGCATTTCTAACAAAATCTTCTTCGGCAACTACTAGGGCTTGATATTCCCTGCCTTTTTTAGAATTAGCTAAAGGTATTCTCCCCGTTGGGGTTAGCAGAGCTTTTCTTTTATCTTGAAACTCTTGAGCTTTTGCTACTATTTCGTCGTCTGTTAATGCAGCCGGCTGTGTTTCTTCTCCCACTCCAGGTTTATTAGCAAGTCCTGTATCTCCACCCAAGCTTCCAGGGGTAAGTGTTGTAGTTCCTGTGGCGGGCTCACCGGCTTGTTGTTGCTCAGATGTAGGAATGCTTGGCTCAACTCTTCCGGCGTCAGTTCTACTTTCAATCTCTCGCTCATCTTTTACCTCTTTTTCTGCATCTTTTGCACGTTTTCTTTCGTTTAAGAATGTATCTACAAACCCACCAAGCTCTACATCTGTCGGCTTTCTTCCAAGTTTAGCTTCTAAATCTGGCTCAAGAATTTCTTCTAGCTTAGCACGTTCTTTCTTACTAAAGTATTCTTTACCGCCTTGAACACCTGCACCCAAACCTCCGCCGACTATAGCACCTTCAAGCATATTCTGCGCTAACTCTGCAGCATCGACGCCTTTTTGAGTTCCTGCTGTACCGCCAAGATAACCAACACCTTCTTCAACCGCCTCTGTGCCAGATTGTAATGCGGTTTCTTTACCAATTCGACGTGCGCCCGTAGATGCTTCTGCACCAAACTTAGTTTTAAGTAGTCCTTTAGTAGCAAATCTTTCAAGTGTGGTTTCTAATACAGCAGCGCCGACAGCGGCAGTAACGTCGGCAACAGTTGCATCTTTTAATTCTTTTTTGTCGTTAGTAAGACGATCATTAAGAATCTCGTTAGTTCTTGCCATTACGTAGGCTGGTGCAGCCAACACCGCCGCAGCCATATCTGGGGCAGAAGAAATAACCCGCTCAGCAATAAACGGCACAAGTAGTAAGGGTTTACCAGGAATCTCACCTAGTTGCGTAGATGGCGCGTAGCCAATATCTTTACCGTAATTACGCAAGGCATCAGCCCATTGGAACATAGGTTTTAGTTGTTGTTCATTTTGAATTTGTTCTGGAGTTAAGTTGGTTAAAGGCAGCGCTGTCTCTAGTTTGTCACCAAGGTTTTCTGCAACCCGAGCAACTGCTTCTACACCTTCACCTGCTAAGCTAGATGCACGAGCTACCAAGCCCTTAAACGGGTTAGCAGTTTTAGCTTCTTGTTCAGGCTCGGCTATAAACCTACCTAAACTATCGGGTTGCTTTTCAAGCTTAAAGCCTTCTGGCAAATTTGATTTTTGCTCTTCAAGTTTAAATCCTTCTGGCAGACTCGGCTTTTGCTGTTCGAGCGTAAATCCTTCGGGTAAATTCATTGCTTAACCTTTAACAGGGTTCCAAGTTTTTCCACCATCAGTCGATACTATACGCTCTTTACCATTAGTTGCATACATTGGGCTACCAGATGCCGCAGGGGCTGCCGCAGTAGCAGAAGAAGGGGAAACGCCGTAAGCATTATATATCTGCTGTTTTTTAGCTTCTAAATATTTATCAATAGCTGCCTGATTACCACTCTTAAGCAATTCTTGATATTTCATGTCGGTTAACGAGCCGGAAGTAAGCCAATCGGAAAACTTGCCAGCAGCGCCGCCTCTAAGACGTGCTTCTGCAGTGTCGGCAGCGGTTGTGCTAGCTTCTGTTCTACGTTTGATAGCATCTTCATAAGATAAATCTTGGCCTGTTTTAGCTTTGTACTCTGCTTGAATGCGTTTAATTTGTTCTTCTGAGTAACGTTGTGTAGCGCCAGCAGAATCTCTGTGGGCAGCAGCATTAATACCAGCAACTTGAAGGTCTTTTTTAATTTCAGCTTCTTTGTCAAAGTGTTTGTTAGCGGCTTCAATATCGCCTCTAGCCCTTGCTTGAATACCAGCAGCACGTTCAGCGTTAGCTTTACCAATGGCAAGTTCTTGAGCTTTTTGAGCTGAAGCAATTTCACCTTCACCTGTAAGGTAAGACTCAGCAGCATCAATAGCCCCGGCACCAAAGCCACGAGGGTTTTTGCCTAGCTTTAACGCTGCTAATGCCATATTAGTACGCCGTTTAGCATCAAAAGTATCAGGCATACCGGCTTGTTCTTTTGCATATATAGCGGCCAAAGCTTGTTCTTCCGGAGTAGCGCCAGATTTAATACCGTATTTTTCCATTAAGGTTCTTTGCTCGTTTGCAAAAGCTTCTCTAGGAGACATAGCAGCTTCTTTTGGCGCAGTATTTGTTTCTTTTGCTGTTGTTTTAACCGGTGCTTTTTTAGCTTTAATAGCAGCATCTTGTTCCGCAGCATCTTTCTCCGCTTTTAAACGTTGTTCTTCTACTAAGTCTCCGTCAGCAAACGCAATAATGCCGCCACCAGCATAGCCCATAGTATTAAACATATCGCCACCAGCTTGAGCAATACCACCCATTCTTGCATCTTCAGACGGAACTTGTGCCATCTGTGGGGGAGGAGCAGACATCTGCGCCATTTGTTGTGCAGCCATTGGGTTGTTTTGTATATACTGATTTCCACGCATGGTGTTATCAAAAATACCACGCTCATTTTGAGTTACTTGTGGGTCAGCTATAACTCCTTGCAATTGGCCTGGGCTTAAATCCTTAGATATGCTTTGCAACTCTGCGTCATTAACTAAAGTACCATATTTAAACCCAGGCACTGTACCGCCTTCTTTCATTTCAATAACGCCGCCTTCTTTTTTACCACCGAAGTATGACAATGCCGCACCACCCAAACCTGTAAGTTGTTGAGCTGTGCTTGGCTGCTGTTGGTAAGTAGCCGTTGTTGTTTGTTGTAATGGCAAGCCACGCAACATAGAGTTCATAATACCCAACTGCATAAACGGATACTGTTGCGCCGTAGCGTAGTTAGCAATAGATTGATTAATCTTGTTTTGTTCCATGGTCTGCTGCTGCTGACCGACTGCTTGTTGTGCCTGTAGACGTGCAAGATCAGAAGCTTGTTGTTGACCACCAATAGCCGCCATTTGACCGCCCATTTGACCAAATTGACCTAAGCCTTGCAATCCAGCTTGTTGGCCTTGTAGACCTAAGTTAGCGCCAAACTGCTGGGCTTGTTGTGCATTTTGGAATGCTTGTTGTGAGCCCTGCGCTGTAATGCCTTGTAACTGACTACCTAAACTACGCTGCGCTTCTGCTTCTTGAATAGCTTGACGACTACCACCAAACGCACCAGCTCTAGAAGCTTGTGCTTTTAAACCTTGCTGACCAATACCATAGTCACGTATTGCTTGACCTTTTTGGTAGTCAACTACGTTTTGCATATACGGAGACATAAACCCTTGCATAGAATTAGGGTCTTGAGCCATCTGATTGTATTGCTGACCTGCACCTGCCATTTGACCAGCTAAACCCAAAGAGCCAAGACCAGCCATGCCAGTCATTGCACTGCCGGCACCATAACCTCCGGGGGTTTGCATATTTGCAGTTTCTGATTGGGCGTATTTTTGAGCAGGAGAAAAGTCTGCAAAGTAATTATTAACGTCATTGCTATACGGTGTGTAAGGCCTAAACGACGTCATGTCGTCGTTATAAATCTGCTTTTGTGTAGACTCAAGCATGTTCTCCACATACGGTTTAGCGTATTCTGGAACGTTTGTGTTATATGCAGTAGTTTGAGTAGGTTGACCGCCACCACCGCCACCCCCCATATCTTTAAGGACGCCACCGTCGGCAAACATTACTTTTTGTTTATATCTTAAAATGCTCATTTTCAGTCCTTAAAAAACTTTTGGTACATTACGCTTTGTACTTCATATCCACGCTTTTTAACGTGTTTGCCCCAACCGGGGCGCCCAATTAATTCAATTCCTGCGCACTGCGTATTTTTAGCAAAGCTATCTAATACGTCGTACATTTTATCTTCTATAAACTGCATGTGATTATGCTCACCAGCACAATACTGAATAACTAACATTTTACACTGCGGATACTGCTTTACTTCTGTTATTACATGCCCATAGGCTTTTTGTTCTTCTGGGGAAAAAATCGCCCACAACTGCATCTGCCCGTTAATAATAAACCGTACTATATCGTCAACGTTAGAACGACCCCTAGTCCAAGATTCAGACTCTTTAAGGTATGGGAATAATGCCGATATAGTTTCACTTACTTTTCCGTTTGGTATTAAAGAAATATCTAAATTCATTTATCTCTCTTTATAGCAAGTAAACCACCAGCTCTTTCTCCACCCGCCCCACCACCGCCACCGTCGCCACCACCAGAACCACCATCGCCACCAGCAGCTCCGCCATCTCCAGCAGCAGCCCCGCCACCATCGCCACCACCACCGCCACCATAACCACCACCGCCAGGGGAAACAATCGGGTGCATCTGCTCATAAGTTACGGGCGACGCTATTCTTCTTAAATTGTCGGTAGGCATATTTGGTCTATACGCCATTGGGTTACTTGGGGATATTCCTTGCTGTAACGGTACTCTCATTGCTGGCCGACTGTATTGCTGCATCATTTGCATTAAAGCCGCTTGTAGCCCACTTTGATAGTTAGGCATTTGTTGCTGCTGCTGTTGATATTGTGATTGTTGCTGTTGTGGTTGATACGTTTGGTATTGTGGGCGATACACAGGCCCTTGTTGAACAGGAGTATACGCAGCTCCTGCTGATGGTGTTGATGTTGGTGTCTGCCCAATTTGCCCTACTACGCTAGCTATTGGGCTTAAACTTCCTCCTCCGCTCATATCTGTCCTTATGCTGGTAAAAATTTGTTAGCTTTAACTGCTGGCGCTTGTTTTTTCTTACCAGTTCTTGCGTGGCGAATCTTGTCCATCATGCCGTAAAGCCGTTTAGCACCAGCATCAGTAGAGCCATTGCCGAGATGAGAAACCACATCCGCAGGAACAACAAATTCCCCATCAGCCAAACGAGCAGGCTGCTTACTGCCAATAGTGGCAGGAATAGAATCAGACATACCATCACCAGGACCTTTAAGCATTCTGCCACCATCAGAGTAACCCCCTATACCGCGCATTATTCCACCACTAGCAGCTTCTTCAACATCACCAAGTTGTTTAATTTCTGGTAATGCCACAGCGTTTTTGCCCATTCCTGCTTTGCTAGCACGTTTTTTCATGGTATATAGGGCTGCATTGTACGCATCTAGTTTATTTGTATTAGGGTCGGTGTCGGTATAAGTACCTACATCAGCACCAGAACTTCTTGGGAGGTCTTGAACTATACCTCTATTTGCAAAAGCTACTGGACCACCATCAGCCATGCCGTACGGGTTTTTCTTATAGTCTTCGTATTGTGCAGTATAGTAAGGGTTTGGTTGCCCTGGTACTGATGCACGGAAGTTTGGAGAAATTCTACCTAGTCTAGATTTTTCTTCTTCTGGTGTCTTTAAGTTTTCTGGACCTACACCCATTTGGGCACCAATTCCAGGGGCGCCGAGTATAGCTGCTTTTTTAGCCATGTCGGTCATACTTGAACCTAAACCACTGTAGTAAGAATCTGGTTTTGCGTATTTAGCAAGTTCTGCTGTAGAGTATTGTGGGGGTGTTAAATTTGGGGTTTGACCGGGCAACGCTGCCGAGCCTTCAGCAAACACGCCTTGCCCTTGCGCTAAATTATTAAGGGCTTCAATTCTTGCCGCTTCGGACATTCCTGGTGCCGCCGCTTGTATCCCTGCCGCTGTAGGTGGTGGTAATGGTGGATTTAATGGGTTTGGTATTGTTTGTGTTGTACCCGCTAAGCCTGCGTTGTAATCTGGGTTTGGTATAGTTTTAAGCATTTCTGCACCCGTTTCTGGGTTTATAGTTGCTGCATCAATAACAGGGGCTGCATCATAAGCACCTAGGCCACCAGACAACGCCCCACCAAGCCCGCCAAATAAAGCGCCTCTGCCTATATCTCCGCCTTGCAAACCAGCAGAAGCTCCGCCAATAAGTGCACCAGCACCAGCGCCAGCTAAAAGACCCGACGTAGCAGCAGATACACCTAAAGCTTCTCCTATTAATGGGGCAGCGGCACCAGCCGTAAAATAAGTAAGTGCACCAGCGGCTACTATAGGTAAAATTTTAGATAAAAACCCGGCTTCTGGAAGACCTGTTTCTGGGTTAATAGTTAAGTCTCCACCATGGGCTAAAGCAAGTTGACGCAAGCCTTTAATCTCGCCCTTTGTCATGTGGATGAGTTCGGTGTCGGGCCCACGACCCTTAGATTTTAGGTGTTCTGCAGCAATTTTAAGGCTCATACGTGCCCCTTAGGGATAGATTGGTTGATTTTATCATATTACACAGTTGTTCCGTCAGCTTTTTTCCATACAGTACCATTCCACCAAATGGGTCTATCTAACGTGGTGTCGTAGTAAATTTGTCCTATTGGTAATGCCGCTTGTACGGTACTTAAAGGTCTTTCTGCGGTAGTTCCATAAAGAGGAATAGCAGCTGCTTGGGTAAAGTTATCTATCTGGTTAAAGTACAGACGAAGCACGTTGGAATACTGGTCAAAGTAATTAGCGTTATATCCCTGTATTGGGGCGTTGGGTAAGTTGGGCGCTTTTGGCGCACGTAGTGGGGCGTTATATGCCATTATCTGCGTCCGTCTGGTCTTATATCAATACGTGGATAACCCATCTGCCAAGCAACACCTAACCCAGTGGACTCAATCCTATACGCCATCTGCCTACCCCTAATGCGGGTATAGACCTGCCCAGTAAATTGTTGCACCGCATAAGTTTTTTGAGCTGTGTAGTTTTGTGTACTTGCTACGCCCGGAGCATCGGGCGAGCCGTAAGCTGTTCCTGAATTAACACGAGGTAACACCACCATAGTAACTTCTGGTAAGTTTGCACTAGAACCATTAAAAGTTAAGTCAGGTAGTATGCGCCACACAAACCCAAAGTTATATCCATCGCCAATATCAAAATCAGAAGATTGTATATACGACACAATAGGCACTGGGGTTAATCCTGATACGTCGTCCACACCATTTTCGTGGTAAAGAATTCGGTAGTTAACAGTATCGGCACCCATTGGGAATGTGCGTAAACCAGAGTCTAACCAAGCAGTGCGGCTCATAGTACCGTAAGCCCAGGCATCGTCTAAGTAGTCGTATATAACATAGCGGTCAATAATATTGCTGTTAGCCGAGCAATAGAACCACCAAATCTCGTTGTACCCCTCAATAGACCCAGCAAATACTTGGAAGTTCTGTGCTTGGTTAATATCTTGGTAGACAAATTGGCGCAATGAAGATGGTAAAGTTTCTACACGCCCATTGTAACGATAGAACTTATCAGTGCCCATCCAGTAGGTTACGTTGTTAACCGTAATAGAAGCATTAGGCCCCATGATGGATATGTTGTCTTGCAACAACTGGAAACCCCAAACATAAGGAGGCCCAAGGTACTGCATAGAATAAAGCGCCGAATCGGACCAAATCAATATCTCTTGACGGGTTGAACGTGCACAAACAATATAAGAGCCAATATTAAGGCGGTATTC